CAGAACCTGCGACTACAGTTGAATGCTCTGTGTTAGCTTCGTTATAGAATGCCTCAGTACCAGTCTGGTTTGTATATCTGCTTCTCATAGCAAATATTAAGCCAGTAGGACCAGTCATTGGCTGAACGCCAACTAGGTCGTATGCTACTAAGTTAGGCATTGCTCTTCGAACTAAGCTAATTAATACTGGATCGTAGTTGTCTACGTTTGAGCCAGTAGCATTAGTTGGAGCAGCCTCTAAAAGAGATGCAGGGCCGAAACCTTGCTCTTCTTTCAAAGAACGCTCAGTGTTTTCCAAACATACTGCTGTAACTGATTTCTTGTGACTGTCACCAATCTCTGGTAAGTCAGCGTGCTCAATTATCGGCTGCCATTTGGACTGTAGTTCTTCGTATTGGTATTGCATGATAGCTCCTTATTTTACCTAACGTTATTTTCTAACAGTTCGCGATATAGCGTCTGCATAATTGGCTATAGAACCACTTAACTTAGGTTGAGTTTCCTCATCTAATTCAATTGGATCTTGGTCTTCAACGTCAGTTGAGACACTAGCCGCCTTGTTGTCGAAATATGATTCTTTCAAAGTGTTGAGCTTTGATTCGAAATCTTCGACGTTATCATAATCTAGTCCTTCCGATAGAGCACGGAGTTTTTCAATTTGTGTTTCTGCTAAGTCTGATGTAGCCTCAGCAAAAATGTTTTGTACTTGAGCTTCAACTAATTCTGAGCTCAATGAAATCTTAGAAGCTGTTTCTTCTTCAAGATTTCCTTCTAATTCTTCGATTCTGTTTTGAAGATCGGTTAGAATGTCTGAATCAGCTTCTTCTGGAATCACTACATTGTGTGCTTCCATTAGGCCTCTTAATCCATTCATAAAAGATTCAGCTACTTCTACTTTAAGAGAGCTCTCTATAGCAACTTGATTCTCTTCCATCCACTGCTCACTAAGGTAGTTGATGTATTCATCTACTTTAGCTGTCATGTCTTCTGCAATTTCTTCTTTAGCTTCTGCTAATTGTGAATTGAATGCTTCAGAATATTCTGCATTCATTTCAGTGATTCTTGCATTGACCGCAGCTTCAAAAACTGTTTCTGCTTTTTCTCTTAAATCTTCGGATAAATCATCTCCGAATATAGCGTCGATATCTTCTTTAACTCCGCCACCATGTCCAGGTGCTAGTTCTTTACTTCCTTGACCAGGTGTGACAGCTTCACCAGAACCTGATGGACCGCCTACCATACCTTCGCCTGCAGCTTTATCAGCTTTACGCTTAGGTGCTTGTTTACCTGACTTAGATGAAATTAAATCTTCACCTTTGGACTCAGAGCCGGATTTCTCATTTGCTCCACCTGGGTTAGGTGCAGTAAAGCCTGGAGTTTTATCTGCAGGTCTTTTGTTGCTTCCTTTAGCCACAGGATCAGCAATAGCCGAATTCTCACCGCTGGCCTTAAACTCGTCAAGTTCTACTTGCTCTTCGGCCACAGCTTCGATTTCTTCGTTATTCGAACTTTCTAGTTCATTAGCCATTTTTTTCTCCTCGTGTTTGAGTCTATACTTTCTGTGTATATTATTTATAAATTATAGGTTTACAGGGTATTTAGGAATTTTTCAAATAAAGCTATTGAATTTTCGTTCAATTTCTTTGCTGAATCGTTCCCGGTTCTTACAATCTCCTCTATAACTTTCTGGCTCTGCCATGAGTTAGTAGCGGCGTCGTAAACCCACTCTACTCCTTCCATAACACCATTCACAAATGCGTTTGGTGCAGAAGGGTCAGCTACAATATCACCTGCCGTAGCAAGTTGAAAATCACCCTGCACTTCGTTAATACCGTCACTGTTCATTCTTAGAGACCCCATACCTCTTGAAGAGACACCTAAATTAGCGCCTTCATCAATTAAAGATTTAACAATCTTTCCGTATGGAGTATCCATGATCTTTGCTTTACCGACATAATTATTGCCTTCTCTTTTAAGGCTTTTCATCATATGAGAAACTCTTTCTAAGTTTATTGTTGGTCCTTCTGGATGACCTAACTCTCCATATGCTCTGTTCTGTTTAATGAACTTATCGTTATATCGGTTTACTTCTTTGTCTAATGTTTCCATTGGATACATTCGACCGTTTCTGTTCTTTATGCCACCTTGCATGAAAATACCTTCAATAAAGTGGTTCTTTCCTTTGCCGTCTGCGGCTTCTTCTATTGTCACACCTACATTATCAAAATTAGTTTCTGCAATTAGCTTCATATTATCCCTCTACTGATACGCCAGCTGCTAATAAAGTAGCTGCTGATCCCCAAACTTCGTCTGTAGGATCTTTCTTTAATAATACTGATTCAGCTGGTCCAACTGATATCAGACCTTTGACTTCTGCATCCCCTGCTGTAGAGGCATTGTTAGATGCTGTCTGTACTGTTACGTCACCTTTAGATGTGTGGTTGTTGTATACTCTAACTACTGTTGATAAACTAATATTACCTGCATGAGTATTGTTTGCGCAAAGGGCTGCTTGAGAGGTTTTAAGTTTAAGTATCTCAGCCATTGTCCTCATCTCCCTCAGCAAGTTCCTCAACAGTGTTAAGTGCAAACTCTACAGCTGTTTCTGGTTCTTCATCTAATAGTATATCAAATGCTTCTAAATTTTCGTCTGTTAAATTTTCTCTTACAAAGTCAACAGCTTGTTCTGCTGCTTCGTATACCTCTGCGTCTTGGCCATCTTTATAATGTCCTGCGCCTGCATTGTCGTGTGTGTAATCTTTATTTACACTGCCACCATTAAAGACAGCGTCTTGTTCTGCTTCACTTTCATATGCTGGGTGGTTCATTTTTTGAACGCTGGATAAGTGTTTGTCTACAAATCTTTTCTCAGCTTCTGATTTTGGATTGGCGTAATTAGAAACAGTTCCAGCTTGTTGTTCTGGATCCGGTACTAAATCAATTTTCTTTAACTCGACTATCTGTCTAAGTGATTTCATTGTTCTTCCTTTTCTTCTTCTGATTCCTCAGGTTCTATTTCTTCATCACCCTCATTTTCATCAGCAGGTTCTTCGATAGCTTCTTGATCTGCTTCGTAGTGTTCTTCTTCATCCTCGGCTGGTTCTAAATCTAGCTCTGGTTGAACTTCAACTGGCTCAGCATCTGGCTCTGGTATTTCTTGACCAAACATATCATTTGATATTGCGTCCTTCATACCTTGAACTTGATCGCCTATCTTGTCAAGCAGTATGTCATTCATAACTTTACCTGCTGCATTAGGCTTATCATCAAGCGCCAAATCAACTACGTCTCTTGCTGTTACATCATCTGCCATAATATTCTCCTATTATATTTATATATCTTACGCTTGCTCCGGTGGTGCTTCTGGGTATCCATTTCCTTGTTCAGGCGGTTGATCCCCTGTTTCTGGCTGTTCAGGCGGTGGCATTGCGTCGTTTCTTTCCTGTTCAGCCTCTGCATCCATTTCCATTTCTGCTTGCATTTCTTCAATTTCGTCTTCAGTTTGTTTAAGAACAGTCTTCTTAACCCAATGATTACTAAAGTATTTACCTAAGTATGGATCAACGTCATTAACTGCACTTATCTTTTCTCTAAAGATTTCTAGTTCTTTTAGTTCTGAGAAATGTGAATCTGTAATAAAATCGTATCTCATTTCTCTTCTTAACATAGGCCAATCATCTGCTGTGATTACCCCTTTAAGAATTAATTGTTTCTCTAATGCTGCTTCAAATAATCTTGAGAATTTTAATCTAATTCTAGCAATAAACTTTTGGAATTTGATTTCGTCTCTTGATATCTCTGAAGCTCTACCGATAGCAAATCCTGTTTCAGGTTCTAATCTTGAAACTGGAACATTCAATGCTCGGTATAGCTTTTTCTGGAAGTATAGAACATCATCCATCTCTCCCAGGTTTTGTCCAGCTGGAAGAGTAGTGATCTCAGTACCCTTCCCGCCTTCTCTTCTCGGTAGCCAATAATCCTCTAACATGGTCATAAACTTTCGATCGTCTCTAAGTTCGCCTGTTGTAGCATCATACACAAGTCTATTCTTGTGTTTGGCCATCATGTCTCTCAAGTATTGTTCAGCCTTTATTTTTGGTAGATTACCAACGTCGATATAAAAAATCCTTCTCTCTGGTGCTCTGGATATTCTGTATATGACTGTTGCGTCCTCGAGTACTCTTAATTGGTTTAAAGGTTTAATTGCTTTGTGTAAGTGTGATAATACCATTTTATTATCTTCACTCATTAAACCAGATGTGCAATGTAATATACTATCTTTAGCTATCTTTAAGCCTTGTGTAGTACCTTGAGCGGGATTGACAACTCCTGGCCCGCCTTTAAATCCTTTTTCATTGTATAAGTAATACTCTTGTTTAGTTTGATGTAATTGAATCCTATTTGGCCCTTGTCCTTTATTTTTCTTTTTGACTTGCCTTACCTTACGGATTTTTCTAGGATCAATGTATCTTAATTCTTGAATACCATTTTGAACATTCTCTTCATCAATAATAACATGGTAGTATAATCTACCATCAATATACCAATGTCTGAATATTTCGTATGACTGTCGTTCGAAGTCTAGCAGATCCTTTACTGTGTGAAATTCTTCTTGGATTTTATCCTTAATATTGTCTGCGACTTGTACTTTGTCTAGGTCTAACTCTACTGTATGTGATTCGGGATCGTAAACAATTGATTCGTTTACTACATCATCAATAGCGTTCTCGCATTCAGGTTGCATGGACATCTTTCGATACCTTGTAACGAGCTCTCCTTCTGTTTTTGATGTGTGTTCTAGGTCGACGTACTGTCCATAGACGCCTCCCTCAGCGACTACGACTGCACCGTCGTCTTCTGATTTTGGAACGAACGAACCCAGATCTTGGTCTGTAGTCTTTCGTTTGATTTCGAAACCGAATAATTCTGCCATGCTTACCTCATAATATATTTATAGGGGATAGTATTATCCCCCATAAAAGAAGTAAAGTCAACAATGAAGTTGACTTTATTTCTAAGTTCCGTATTGGCCAGTAGAACCACCAGATACTTCCCACCAATCGTATTGGAAGGTCACCTGGAATTCTTGAATGAGGTCTGTAGCATTCCAATCGACTTCCATCTCAGTTAAGTTAACTGGGAAGATTCCATTGAATTTATACTTTCTAAGTGGTACACCAGTTTTACTAAACTGAGTCACTTCAGCTGTTGACTTATAATTTAAGTCTGCTGCAGATCCAAAACCTCTTACGTTGCCAAGATGTGAGTTGATTGTATTCATCCACTCTTCTATAGCGTTTCTAATTAAGAAGTCTTCATCATTCATTACTGTCACGTTCCATTCTGCGAATGTTCTGTCTCCAGCAATTTTTACTTTTCTTCCAAAGTATGGTATTTCGATAAACCCTAATGTAGATGCTGGGACCTGTGAAGCTCTCACTAAAAATGGAGTCTTGATGTCCCCAGCACTGTTTGCTGGATTAGTCATTTCTACTTGGAATAGCGTAGGTCTCTGACCACCGAGGGCTAGATTTGACCTAATTTCATTAATATTAAATGCCATTGTTCTCTCCTATTCCTATTTATTAAAATTGTCCAACAATCTCAGAGAATTCTACACCACTTCTTACTGCAACAAAGTTCAATTGAATGAAGTTGATGCTTCTTGAAGGCTTAATGTAGATGTCTCCTACAAATTCGTTTCTATCTATTACTTCCCCAGTATTGTTTGTTTCGTCACAAACAACTCTAAAGTCTGTAATCCCTCTTCGACCTTGAATGTCTCTTAAGAATGGTTCAACCAAATTCTTAAATTGACTTCTAGTAAAGCCGTCATTAAATTCAAACAATGTGAATTTAGCGGCTGTGGATATTGCTTTCTCTAAAACAATGAACAGTCTTCTTACATTAATTCTGTCGAATGCACTTGGCTTACCTAATAATGTTTTATCACCAAACAAGATTGTACCTTGTCCTGGGAATGTCACTACTGGGTTAATGTCGTTTTGATATAAAATGTCTCTATCAGCTTGTTTAGGATTGTAAGGAAGTTTAACAAGATTCTTGATTCCTCCTCTATTGTATCCAGCTGGTGAGAACCAAGCGTCTCTTAGTTCGTCTGATCTAACTGCTAGACCAGCCATGTCACCATTTAATGGTACATATCTGTATACGTCATTATATTTGTCGTATGCATATTTGTATCCACTATCTAGCATTGCATATGATGTGTTTGTTAAAGCGTTTCTGTATGCTATGATTGCATCTCTTTCACCGCCAATGTTATTAACAACATCTGCGTAATCAGGTGAAGCAAATAGTACACAATCTTTTCTGCTTTCGCAAATGTTATCGATAATGTATTTTGCTAAGTTAGCTTTTGCACCTGAACCTGCTGCTTTACCTTGAAGGATTAAACTAATGTCTACATCCTCTGCTGACTTAAAGAAGTCGTAACCAGCTGTTAATGTTGCTAAAGCTATTGAACCTTCTGCTGTTGAATCGACACCTAACTTCAATGAATCGTAGATTGCATTGTCTGTTGTTAATGCTGATGAACTAGCTGCAGTTGTATTAGCTGCAAGACCGTATGCATTCTTTGCATACACCCAAGATGAACGTTGTTTGATAACATCAATCCACCAGTTTGTCTCGCCTGATTCTGTTTTTGCGTCTGTTGCTCTTGAAAGGCCTTCATATACTTCAAGTATTTGACCTTTTGTTCCTGTGATATCTCCATCCTCGTCTGCTACTACAACATGAATTTCATCACCAGCTCCACCTTTGTTTGATACGTAAGTAGATGTTCCTGGAGCTGCTCTTACTTGATCCCAGTATTTCCAATATCTATCGAAAGCTACTGTTGATAAATCAACTGCTCCTGTGTATGCTGATTTAAAGCTCAATGTTGTGCTGTTTGCAGCTGTGACTTCTAAGTAGGATACTCCTACTGTAGAGTTACCAAATTTAATTTTGTCTCCAATGTTAACAAGAGAAGTACCACCAGAAGTCGTTTCGTTCTGTGATGTAGTTGCTGTATTACTTCCTGATGCAATGGTAAGTGTACCAGTTGAACTTTCTAAGTAATCGTTTGCTGATCTACATACTGAAACTTGTAAACTGTTTCCAAGCGCACCTGGAAATCTAGCTACAAAGTGATCATTACTTGTTAAAGAGACCGAATCTATGAAATCGTCGTTCTTAACTACTACTGCTGCTGAACTACCATTGGAAACAGCGTTCTTGGCTGCAGCGTCAACTACTCTGTTAACATAGAGTTTATTACCGTATGCTAAAAAGTTAGCTGCGGTAAAGAATGTTTCTGGGTTTAAATCCCCATCAGGTTTATGAAAACGGTTAACCAATGTTTCTTCGCTGTCAATTAAGACACGTTGATCCACAGGTCCCCATTTAAAAACCCCTGCTAAGGCGCCTTCTGTAGTAGAAACTGCTGGTACAATTGTACTCAGATCAACTTCTGATACATTTACGCCTGGACTGACCTGAAATGCCATTTCAATTCTCCTTTGTTTTTCGGTAGATTATAAAGCTCTGTATTATTTATAAAACTCGATACTAGAAGAGTGATTTGTATTCATCACTACTCTCGTAATCCCAGCCTTCTACAGCGACTCTTTGCCCACCTTTAAATTCGTCATCATCTTGCCACTCGTCATTAGTATTTCCATCATCTATAATACCAAACGGTACTAATTGATCTTCCATGGCTTGCTGATTTAATTCATATAAGTTCTTTCTTATATCTATGTCAGTTAGTTCTTTGAAATAGTCTTGGTTAGTTAACCAAGCAAAAAATACTAAACACATTGCTAAATCATCTGTTTGACCTTGCTCTGCTTCATAATTAGTACCTCTTTTATTAGCTACAAATGTAGTTAATTCTGACAAGATATCAAAGTCGTTAATTATTAATCTATCATTTTCTACAATAGTCTTTAACATAGAACAACCTATTCTTTTTAAACTAGGTGTTGTTCTGATTCCTAAAGTACTTTCTCCTCCACCAAATCCACCGCCAACTATCTGACCAGCACGACCTTTCCACTGTGCAGATATTATAGATTCATATTCCATATCGTGATGTAATATGTCAGCTACTTGTTGGCCTATATCATTTATCTCTATTAATACATGAGCATTATTATATGCTCTTGCTGCATTGTATATAGCTTTTGGATATAACACAGGTGCAATTGTATTGTCTCTATATGTTGCAACGACCTTATAAGGTACTTCTGTAACATCTATAACTGTAAATGCACTGTAATCATTTCCTACGCCTCTACTAGTATCTGCTGTTATTGTATAGATATGTTCAGGCTTTGGCTTTTCAAATATTTTTAAACTTTCATTATGTTCTAATGGATTCTCAAATACTAAATGTCTCAACTTATGAGGATCAATTAATGTACTTGATGAACCAAGAAACTCACACTCAAACTCAACTGCAAATTGTTTTTCAGATGTGTTCCTAATAGTCTGTGCTTTCCATTCTTCATCACGACCTGGAACATCCCACCAGTTAACACTCACTGTTGCATAATCATTATATCCTTTCTCTGCATCATGCCATAGTTTATAAAACATATTCATACCATTTGGTGTAGATGTAATCAATACTCTTGATGATCTACCAGATGATATTGTAGGATATACAGAGTTAAAAAATTCTTCTTGTACTGTTGATGGAACGAATGCAAACTCATCTAAGTATACTAAGTTAATTGACATACCTCTAACAGATGATGCTGATGTAGATGATGCAAATATCTTAGAACCATTTTCTAATTCTATATTACCTTTGTTCCATTCTACTATACCTTGTTGTAAAAACCAAGGTAAGTTTTCATATGCTAATTGTAATCTTCCTAAGATTTCTCTAGCTGTTGCTGATTTGTTAGCAAGGATTGCTATATTAAAGTCTGGATTAAATAAAGCATAGTGTAGCATTATTGCTACCATTGTTGTTGTTTTACCAGTCTGTCTAGGCATCTTACAAATAACAAATCTATTTGCATTAACTTCATGCATTATTTGTTTTTGATAATCATAAGGTTCGTATGGCATTAACCCTTCATCAATATTAATAATCTTCAAATACTTTTCGCAGAAGTATATAATATCTTTACTACACTTAACAACTTCTTGGATTTCTTCTTTTGAGAAATCGATTGTTATGTTAGCTTTTTTTAGCTTAGGGTTTCCTAAGTAATGATTAATCTGAGACATTCTTTTTCTTTATCTTTGGTACCTTTCTTGCTCCACCGTCTAATAGATCGGTTAAGTCTTTTGTGGATCCAATGAATAAATTGTTTTCTACTTTCTTCGGACCATTCCTTTCTGGATCCATGTCCTTCATTTTCTTTTGAATATCAAGTAAATCTTTGTTAGCGCCAGATAGTGTTCTTACTAAATCTGCTACTACTTCAAATGATCTTGGGTGTTGTGATTGGTTAGCTAAATCTACTATACCATTCAATGCGTCTGTTCCTCTTTCAATAATATTATACAAATTCTCTCTTGCATATTGAAAGTCGTTTTCTAGTTTTTCGTCTTGTGCTGGTTCTGCTTTGACTACCTCTCCAGTTTTAGGTTCCATTGGAGTTAAGTCTAAAGTTTCAGCTATTTTGTCATCATGATTCGCCATCAAAGTAATCCTCAAAATTCACTATATATCCAAAGCTATCACTACTATTTATACTATTCGCAGAAATAGAAGCTGCAGCGTTTGTTGTTGGACTGCCATTTGCTAGCAGCCCTGGCTTAACTTTAACTGCTGTAGAACGAGTGTTTGCATAAGCACCATTAGCATATTGTCCTGTAAATCCGACGTTTGCTAATCTAATACTACTTGCTTGATCTCTAGTTGGTCCATATAGATATCCTTTCATTTCAAAACTCAAAGTCCATATTAAAGCTCTTCTAGTTTCAAAATCACCTTCATACGTATCTTGTGATGATAGTGATTGTAAAACAATAGGTATATCAGCTTTAATATCCATATCAGGTATTAAATTAATTGTTGCTGTAAATTCTGGTGTAAAGAAAGGTACTATTTGTTCTAATATTTGTGTTGCATCTTCTGCATATCTGGTGTATATATTGAAATCAAAAAAGATGTTATATGGTACTGGTTGATGTTGATACTTTATTTTACCACCAGTTGCTGCATCACCTGTATCTTTTCTTAACTTGTTAATTGTATTTAATTTCCTAGCTGGATCATATTGTAGGTTTGTCATTTCAAATGATAGTCTAGGAAGTAGTATTGATTGTTGTTCTGTTAAGTTAGGATTTTGTTCTAACCTTGCTGTCACTTTTTCTCTTGGTGCATATGTTAAAGGACATTTAATAGTTTGTACAACATTACCATCACTGTTCTTTCTTTGAATGTGTAAGTCGTTAAACATAGTTCCAAAAAGAATAATGTACTTTCTTAAAGATTGATGATAAAACTTATGACCAAACATTAGAACGTACCGCCTTCACTGAATGGATCGCCGTCAGAGAAATCAAGAAATCCATCTGCATTTGTTTCAAAGAAGTCATTTTCACTATCAGTTCTATCATCTTGATCATTTTCTGTATATCCATTTAATAATATTCTTTGACCTGTTTCAATGTGAATTGGTAATTCAGGATCTCCTGTTTCCATAACCAATTGAGACTTTATAAAAGTATCCATTGATCTTCTTGTCTCAAGTTTATCTATTTCATATAATCCAGTGTTTAATCTTTCACCAGCATATTCAAACATTTCTAATCTTAGTTCATAGAATTGTAATGCTCCCATTTGATAGAACACTGGTTCATGTTCTACAAAGTTAATTGTATATAACTTCTTGTTTAATGGGAAATATATAACATCACCTTCTCTTGGTCTTGCTATATTAGCTTTTGATTCATTACCAACTTCTTGTTCAAATGTCCATCTAGCGACAGACATTGTCATTGTATCTCTCTGTTCAACACCAAACTTAGATAGGAAGTCTCCTTCACCACCAAATCCTTCAACACTATTAATATACATTGGTACTGTATAATAATCTGAGAATGTACCTAAATCATCTTCACCATATAGATAATCATAATCACCATATGTCTTATTAAGATAGTAAGCCTCAACACCATAGATTCCTATAGACTCTATAGTAAGGTCTTCTATTAATTTTTGCTCTTGACTATTAGCAAAGTTGTTAAAGAATACATTCTGTGCCATTTGGTTATCCTACCATATCTTCTGGTGGGTATACGTAGTTGGTTGCCATCTCTTCTTCTAGCTGTTGTCTTTCGGCAAACGCATCATCATAAAGTTTCTGCCCGTTGAATTGAACTCCTCCTGGTAATTGCATTCCTTCGAATTTAATTAAGTTTGATCCCCATTGCAATTTAATCAACGCTGAAGCGTATCTCAATAACCACCTGTCTTTCCAAACATCTGTATATGTGTCTGGATCTATAACTCTATATGCTTTACACACAATATAGTTTCCTGCATCAAATCTATCCCAACCCATATCAACGTGCAATCGGTTCATATGTCTGTTATATCTAATTCTTTGTTTACCAACTAATATCTCTTCAATAAATCTAATGTTTTGGAAGTTCATATAGAATGGTACTAATTCATATCTACTTAAATCATATAGGTCGTTTAATGCTATTTGATATCTAACATTGAATAAGTTGTTAGTACTTGTTGCATCACCAATATCAAATATATCTACAACACCAATTATGTTTTCTGGTATAGTGATGTATCCATTGTCTTTATCTGTCTGGGTGACTTGATGTTTGTAGTATGTCACTTCAAATGCATCAAAGTGATAATCAGCATAGTAATCTAATGCTTCGTCTACTCTGTCATCTACTTGGTCTTCATCAACATTAATCTCAATTACAGGTTTACCTAACCTTCTAAGACAATGTTCTTTGAATGTTGATTTACTTGTTGGTCTACTCATGTTATTATTTATTCTCCCCAAGCAATACTACCATTAGCGTAGTATGTTTTAAAAACTCTTCCTGTGTTATCTTCTAAATCTGTTCCAACTCTTATATCACCTTCAACATCTAATGCTGCTTGTGGGTTGGTCGTTTGTATTCCTATTTTATCACTTGTAGTATTTGCAACTAATAAATCATCAGCTGCTCCTGTTCCTAATCTTGATACAGCAGTATTACTGACTTTATCTGATTTTATAGAGACATCAGTATTACCTAATGCTTTACCTCTTGCTCCTACTGCTATTAAATCTGCTAAATGTCTTGCTTTACTTGGCATATGTTATCCCCATGCTACATCACCATTAGCATAATATACTTTAAGTGATCTATTGCTATCATCTATCAATGTACCATTGACTACGACGTTAGCCCCGAAGTATGCTTTTCCGTTAACTGAAAATAAATGATCTGGATTAGTATTAGCTATTCCAATATTATTATTTGAAGCTACGGAAATATTATTACTACTGAATATATTAAATGAATGTATCTGTAAGATATCATTATTACTTGCTCCAGAAGTAAGTACTACATTAGCTCCATTTGTAGCTGTGTAGTCTTCTGTATTCTCTAATAGAATACCGTTTAAATAAACTTTTAATGAATCTGCACTTCTATAATTTAAACTTGCAGAATTATTGTCACTACCGGCAAAATTAGTTTGTCCATTAGCTGCGGTGTATTCATATTCTATAAATGCACCTTGTGGTATACTTGTTAATGTATATGTACTGTTAGCAGTATTGTATATTAATATACCATTGTTAACTGTTGGGTCATCATCTACATCTAATAATTCTGCAAGATTACTAGTTGTACCAGCTCCACCAGATGTTGCTATTGTAATAGTGTTCTGTGCAGCTAATTCATTATCTTCTAATCCTCCACTAGAAAGATTGACTTTAACATTAAGTGCTGCATCATTGAATAACGTGTTAGACATTACTTAGTGACCTCCGGCGTAACTGTGACCATTCCTTCTAATATTCTTGATATTGTTCCTGAGCTATTTGTCAACTCTGCATCCCAAACATATCTACCAGCAGACATTGCTGCTGTGACTGAGTTGTTTAGTGCTAAAGTTAATGTAGAGTTTGCAACAGTTAAGGTACAAGTAAATGCTGTAGAGTTGGATGATGAGTGTGTTTTCCTAATTTGCGAAGCTGCAGAATACCCTGTCAAGTTTAGATCTGTTCCTGACGAGTCTGTTAAGTTTATTGCTGTTGAAAAATCTGTGCCTTGATCAATTATTATATTAACTCTGGTGGCCATTCAATGCTCCTTTTAAATCTGTATTATAAATACTATTACTATTTATAAGAGGAATTAGTTATGCAATTGCGAAATGACTTCAAATACGCGTTAATAGAAGAATATAAAACTTACTGGAACGCATACGACAACCCAAACGAATTTTACTCTGATATACTATCTATGGATTCTAGTATGTTCGAGCACTTTGCAGCACGAAGAATGTCTGCAAAAGGAATGCAAGGATTGACAGAGCTTAGATTACTTGACCAAAACACTTTATGGTTTGTAATGTATGGTAAAACTAAACGTGCTTTAGAATGCTTAGAGAGTATCAATCAAGATAAAGTAGAATTCTTAGGACGTAAAAATAGATTAGAAGTTAAAAGAAAACTAATCGATTTACAAAATCAATAATTATCTTTGAGAGTGACCAGGCCTACTATGTACGCCTAGATATGTTGCTGACTCTCCTTTTGCCTTTTCTTCTGATGTTAATTCTTCAATAATATCTTCCCAGATATTTTCATCAAATACAACCCATCCTAATGTTATTCTTGGACCACCATATGCAGCGTGCCACATAATTTTATTATGTTCTTCTTTCTTACCATAGTATCCAAGTTTGCAATGCCATCCAGGAACGTCATCTATATGTACTAATTTGATATCTGGATTTGCTCTTATTGAACCTGGCTTTTCTCCACTGCTGTCAAGGTGACGCCAATAACCTTCACCTGTTGGATTCCATGTAAATAAACAATTAAATCCTGGAACATTCCAATTAGTATGCCAAGCAATGTATCCATCTTTAGGATAATACATCTTTAGTGCACAAAACTTATAACCAATATATGCACCTAAAGTATCATCTAAGTCTTGTGATTTCTCAATGTATTTTTTGATCCACTCTTTTTCATCAGAAGTAAATCTATGACCTTCAACTTCCAAAGTTTTTCTTAAAGTAGGTTCGTTTAGATCATAACCATAACTATCAGGTGGGTATCCATCATGTGTATCTGCTGGACTACTCTTTAAGCATTCTACTGATGCTGCATATTCTGATCTGTTCTCTTTAAAAAATTTACCTTTTGTTCTCCAATTAGGTAAATTTACGTCAGGTGGATTCTGTGATACCCAATTACTATACTCATCTAAAACGGTCAAAAGATCCGTAGGTAGTGTCAAAACCTGTCTCATTTATAATATAAGCCTCCCGCTTGTGTGTTTGTTCTGGATCAATAGTATAATGCAAAAATGCTTTAGTTGTTCCAGGACGTAGTTCAGTCTCTTTATACCCAGTGACAAAATTATATTTTGCATCATTAGGCATCCTTCCAATCTTAACATTCATATCTGGATTTTCATACAATGCTCTCCAAAAAGCAAATGTATCCCAGTATGTTAATCCTTTCGGGAAAGGACTGGTATTCTTTTCAACAGTGTGCTTCTTGTACCAATACAACCACTGTTGCCATAACTTCTGTGTTCTCTCATTCTTCCTCCAGACGAACATTCCACAATGCCATCTGAATTTATGAGCCTTACCTTGTTTATATAACTCAATATGCTCTGGATTATAATGTTCAAGCTCGGCTCCTGGTATTCCAGGTCCTACTTGATCGTCATGTGAAAAATAAACTACCTTAGCATTATAAGGTCTATTCTCTGACATGACAACATCATTATCACCAAGAAGATCAAATACTTCTTCTATCTCATCACTTAAAACAAAACCATCAACATCAAGATAACAAGTGACATCAAATGGTGTTCTTTCTAATGCCCATAGTTTTGTTCTAACATGAACCGGTACTGGTGTAATAAGATGATCAAATAATTTTCTATCTTGATCTGTCACCCACTCTTCGTGTGTAAACACTGCTACTTTAGCATCTGGTACTTCGTCCTTTAAAGACTCGACGCACATAACAAGAGCGTCATAGAAAGGTTTAGATACAGTAGCTACTAAGAGATAACCTCTACTCTCCATCCTTCTCAGCTTCCTTAATAATTATAGCTATTCCAAAAGCCTGAGCTTCTTCTGGTGAGGTTGCCGATCTAAGTTTTCTTTTTAATGTCTTAAATTCTGTTCCTTTAACTTGAGGCAAGTCTAAAAATGTAGATTTAATATTCCACAATGCA